ACCAACTAAATTATTAATGTCATAAACCAGCGGCAGAGCACCGAAACGGTACTCCAGCCAGGCGTTTGACGCGCTGCGAACCAGTCGTTCGAATTCCCTTGTGGGGAACTTACGATGGCCCTCAGCGTAATTATTTAATTGGCGTCGAATGGCTAGCGTCACTTTGGCGAAGTCAAAGGTTAATTTCTTTAAAGACTCCGTCGGATGACGAACTAACTGTAAAGTCTCACGCAGTTCACCAAGAAATGCTTGACTCTGAAATGGAGCCTGCAATTTGTTTATCTTGTTGAACGCGTAAGTTCGAGCTTGAGCCTGCGCTTTAGCAATATCTGAAGCACTTACCGTAGTAAGCGGGTTCCGAAATGGAGCCAGTTGCCATCCTAAATAGTGATCTTTAAACAGTCGGTTGTCATTCAAGACACCATAAACTGTATCAAATTTCCTATCTAAGACGACACTCTCTTGAAATGCCGAGAGCGCAGTTGTAGCATTCCCACCATCTCTAATGAGTTGAGCGTGGCGAGGAAGTTCATTACCGGTACGACTACTAAGACATGGCGTTCTAGTGCCAACAATGCTTTTAGGATTGTTGTCAACTTGATTCCATATCTCAGGATTTTCGTACCAGAAAGTGGAAGTTTTCGTTCCGTTCATAATAACTCCTTAAGAGATTGGTGGTAACCGACTTAACAGTCGTAAAGGGCGTTCCTCGTATCAATAATCATAAAAGAAGACTATCGATAAAGAAACACCGTCGTTTAGATTAGCATAGTTAAAAGCTAATTTAAATCTATACTCGCGTCTTTCCTCTTTGCTTCTGAATTCGTCTGGTTTTTCACAGACGGCTTCAATAAGCGCGAAGAATTTAGCGAAATTATAGATGACTTCGGCTTCGGAAGGGGCAATGAAACAACCGTTGTAGTAGGCTTCCTCGTCTATCACATTACGTGCTAGAGCGTGGGCCAACACATACGTTTGCTTCACGGCAACAACCTTAGTTACAAATAATTTAGCCATAACAGCTAAAAGTTCGTTAATATCTTCGTCTTGAGGCAGGTTTGCACCTGTTTCATCAACGGAAAATATACGAACGCTGTTGTGGATATTTAGATTTGAAAAGTTTCTCATGATAATACTCCTATTTAAGATTAAAGATAACGGAGG